CTTTGATGGCTTCGCGGATCTGCGGCGCGATGTCTTGCACATAGCCGCTTTGCAATGCGCAAATGATGTCGTCATTCGACATGGCTTCCGTGCGCTGCTCGATCAACTCTGCTTTCTTCTCTGCGATAAGTTCGTCTCGATGCTCGGCCGCGTCAATGGCGGCTTCGATCTTGGCGTCGGGCGCTTCGTGTAACCAGTAGTGAATGTCGGCTTGGTTCATGGTTGTGTCCAGTGAAGGCCCGGCGTACCGGGCGCGGTGTTGTTAGGTGCCCGCTTTAGCGCGGGGTGCATACAAAGCGGCGCGAGCGTTCCATGCCTTCCGCATGTTCTCGTTACACCCACAACGGTTTCCTTGATCTAGCCAGGATTCAAACCGCTCGCGCTCTTGCTCTGCGCTCAATACAGTCGCCTGCGAGTCGGCGGCATCACATTCCGCTTGCCGGCGACCCTTTGCCATACCGTCGAGATAGCCGCGCTGGTATGCGGATTCCGCCTGCGATGTGTCGGGCGCTTCGATAGGGCGCGAGGCGTGTTTTGCTACGATGTTCTTTTGGTCCATGCCTGCCTCTTGGGGGGATGCCCGCTTGCGCGGGCGGGGTTGTTACGCGAGGTACAGAACGTCTGAGCTATTCGTCTCGATCATCACTCGCTCGCGAGGCGTTCCGTACACCGTGATCGGAACGTTCAAGATGATTTGGAACTGAACATTGCGACCGTCGATCGTCGGGCGCGTCTCGGGGCCGATGGCGCCGGCGAACTGCTGGCCGTGATAAACGCCGACGACTTTCTGGCCTTGCTTCCATTGACTCTTTGCGGTGGCTTGGAACATTTCTTCTCTCCGGTTCGTTTCGCGCTTCGTTCAGCGCATGGTGAAACGATACTAATAAAGCAGCGTTTTAGCAAGCATTTTGTGTAAATAAGCGAGATCGTGGATACAGAGCGATCATCGCACCCCATAAGCGAATCGGAAAAAGATACTCGGGAGGGTCAGATGATCGTGAGCATTCTGTTCGTCGTGCTGTTCGCATGCGTGGTGCTGGCGATCGTCATGTGCGCCGCTGAGTACGACCGAGGGCTTGAAAGCAAGCGCGATCCGCACGCCGATCTGGCTGACGACATGCACCTTGCCAAGGTGGCGCGGATGGCTGAGGCGATGATCGCTGATCGCGAGAAGGCATTCGCCGACTACCTGCAAACGCCGGGTAACGCCGTGCCGGTAATCCGGAAACAGACAGGGGATAGCGCTTGATCGACTTAAAACTTGGCGATTGCCTGGAAGTAATGCAGACGATCGCTGATAAGTCGGTCGATCTGATCCTGTGCGATTTGCCCTACGGCACGACGGCGTGCAAGTGGGATTCGGTTATCCCATTTGAGCCGCTATGGGCGCAGTACCGGCGCATAGCGAAGCCTAACGCGGCGATTGTGCTGACGGCATCGCAGCCGTTCACGACGGCCCTGATCGCGTCGAACATGAAGGCGTTCAAATACTGCTGGGTTTGGGACAAGGAAATTCACGCCAACTTCGCGCAGGCGAAGCGTCAACCGCTGAAGGTACATGAGGATGTGTGCGTGTTCGCGTTCGGAACGGCGCCGTACTACCCAATCAAGACGCCCGGTAAGCCGAACCATACCCGCACGGTAAAGCCTGAGCAATCACGCGGATTCATGGGCGGAAATGGCATGAGCGGCGTTGCGTCCGATGTGTCTGGCATGAAATACCCAAAGTCTATTCAGAAGTTCCCGAAGCATCCGAGTCAGTGCGGGTTTCACCCGACGCAAAAGCCCGTCGCGCTGATGGAATACCTGATCCGCACGTACACGAACGAAGGCGACACGGTGCTTGATAACTGCATGGGTTCCGGCACAACCGGCGTCGCGTGCGCCAACACCGGCCGCAAGTTCATCGGCATCGAGCGCGATCCTAGCTACTTCGCTATTGCGACGAACCGCATTGCGGGCGCTCAGTCATTGGAGGCTGCTTGATCGACTTTCAGAAGGCCGTTGATACACACGGCAGCATTCGCGCGGCCGCTCGGGCGCACGGCATCGCCGAAAGCACGTTCCGCGACCGCCTGAAGGCAAAGCGCGACGTCGAGCTGACGATCGCTGAGAACAAGGTCATCAACACGCTGGCGATCCGCAATGGCTCGATCGTCATCGGCTCCGACGCGCATTACTCGCCGAAGGTTGTCACGACCGCGCACAAGGCGTTCTGCAACGTGATCGCGGAACATGCGAGCGATGTTAAGGCTGTAATCCTGAACGGCGACCTGCTCGACGGCGCCAGGATCAGCAAGCACGCGCGCATCGGATGGCAGAAGACGTACAGCGTCAAGGACGAGCTCGAAGCCGTCCGCGAGCGCTTAAGCGACATCGAAGGCGCCGCGCGAGGCATGAAGCTGCTTCGCACGATCGGCAACCACGATATTCGGTTCGACAGCCGCCTGGCGCACGCCGCGCCGGAATACGAGGGCATCGCAGGATTTGCGCTGGCTGACCATCTGCCGGCGTGGAAAGACAGCTACCGAATCGACGTGAACGCCGACACGATCATTATCCACTCGGTGGCGAACGGTATGCATGCCGCATACAACAACGTCGTCAAGGGCGCCGGCTATCACGTCGTGACGGGCCACACGCACCGCCTGCAATGCGTCCAGTTCCGCGGGTTTGGGAAACTGCGCTACGGCATCGAGACGGGCATGCTGGCCGATCCCGAGCAAGACGAGTTCCACTACCTGACCGGGCGCAATGCGAACTGGCAGAGCGGCTTTGCCGTGCTGACGTGGCGTGATGGCGAACTGCTGCACCCTGAGTTCTGCTCGGTGCGGGATGACGGCAAGGCGTACTTTCGCGGGCAGAGGATGGCATGAGCAAATGCAAACCGGGCGGATGCTCGTCGATCGGATGCGAAGGCGGCTTCTACTGCTTTCACCCTGACGGGACACCAAAAGAGATCACGGACGAACAACGGGCAGGCCTGATCGCCGTGATAGCTGAAATCAACGCTAAACGGGACGGAAACAATGACGCGCCCCGTTGACCCGCACGTCGACATCGACACGCTATGCGACGCGCTGGCTATCGCAATGAGCCACATGTACGCAACAGGCGCGATCGACATGAGCGAGGACGCAGCGAGGCAGATAGCAGCCCGCACGGACTGTTACGAAGACGACCAACTGATCGACCTGTTCGAAGCCGCAGCCAAGATCATGGCGCGCGGCAGGGCAGCACACTAACGATCCCCCGCGCGCTCCCTGCCAGCGGATCGGCTCCGCGGCGACACATACGGGCCGGTGAGCGCGCACCTATAGCCTATCGAGAATCGATCTCACAGCATCTCCGAACGCTAAGTTTTGCTTTAGTTTCTGCTCAAGATGCGCGCTGATGCAGTCCCGGATGATGGCCGATGATGTAGTTCCTTCGAGTGCGGCAAGGATCTTGAGCATCTTGATTTGGTCGGTTTGCAGCCGAACCGGCATGGGTGTCGTCGGTACGCTGGATTTGATTCCTTGGCGAATTCGCGCCTCTGTCATTGTTGCCCCTAGGAACTGTTTATACGGCAATGATACAGCCACCACTCAAAAGTAGATTGATTTAGACGGAATTAGACACATGGCTAAAGGCGTGAAAACCGGCGGCCGCGTGAAGGGTACGCCGAACAAGATCACGGCTGACGTTCGCGCGCTCGCCCAAGAGTACGGCGAAGACGCGATTCGTGAACTGGCAACGATCTTGACGACGAGTGAGAACCATTCAGCGCGCATTGCTGCTGCGAAAGAGATCCTAGATCGCGGATATGGCAAGGCGACGCAATCGGTAGAGATGGCTGGTCCCGATGGTGGGCCGATGCAGTTCAGCCAGATCGTGCGCCGCATCGTTGACCCGCAAAAGGATTGAGCGTGGATGAACTGGTTATTGACACGCCGCGTGCGTTTCTGCCGCTGTTGGCCGATACCGCGCCGGATGGTCGACCAGCTCGCTACAAAGCTGCGCATGGCGGGCGAGGCTCTGGCAAGTCGCATTTCTTCGGCGAGTTGTGGTTAGAGGAAAATATTCGGGAAAAGCTCGATGTTGTGTGCCTGCGCGAGACGCTGAAATCGCTCCAGTTCTCCGTGAAGAAGCTGCTTGAGTCGAAAATCGTGTCGTTCAACGCTGGCGACTATTTCGACGTTCAGGATAAGCGCATCACGTCGCGTCTAGGTGGCGTGACGATCTTTGAAGGCATGCAGAACCATACAGCCGACTCGATCAAGTCGCTCGAAGGATTCGATCGCGCGTGGTTTGAGGAAGCGCAGAACGCCAGCGATAGCAGCCTTACGATGCTTCGCCCGACCATCCGTAAGCCGGGATCGCAGATATGGTTGGGCTGGAATCCTCGCCTTGCCACTGATCCTGTCGATGTTCTGATGCGCGGCCCTGAACTTCCGCCAGGGTCGATCGTAGTCGAAGCGAACTACATGGATAACCCCTGGTTCGAAGAAACGACGCTGCGCGACGAAATGGAGTTCGATAAGAAGCGCGACCCGGACAAGTACGCGCACGTATGGCTCGGTCAGTATCAGCAGAACAGCGAGGCGCGCGTATTCAAGAACTGGCGCATTGAAGAATTCGAACGGCCGGGCGGCACCATTCATCGGTTGGGTGCGGACTGGGGCTTCTCGGTCGATCCGTCCGTGCTGATTCGATGCGATATAGACGGCAATCGTCTGTACGTCGATTACGAGGCGTAC